GCTAAGGTATGTTTCAAATTGAATGGTGTTTACCCTTTTGGTCAATTATCAACCAAGGAGGAGGCTGCTGGTAAAATCCGAGTATTTGCAATGGTCGATTTCTGATCTCAGATAGCATTAAAAGGCTTGCATAATTATCTTTTTGATATATTAAGGCAATTACCTAATGATGGTACCTTTGATCAGCAAGCTAGTATAAAACGTGCTGCCCAAAAATCTATTGATAGTGGTCAAAGCTTTGGATATGATCTATCCGCTGCTACTGATCGTTTACCTTTAGATTTACAGATAGCTGTATTATCTAACTTGTTTTCTGAAAGGGTTGCCCAATTATGAGCCGACCTCTTAGTGCGGAAACGAGATTATTATCTCGTGACTTCCTGAGAGTTAGAGTTTGTAACACACGGTAAACCTGTGGGTATGGAAAAGATTGAACCTTTCCGGTACGCCATTGGTCAACCAATGGGTGCACTTTCTTCTTGAGCTATGCTCGCTCTCACTCATCATCTAATCGTTCAAGCAGCCTTTCTTCAGGTTCACCCTTTACAGAGTGATAAATGATTTGAAGGCTACGAACTTCTAGGTGATGACATTGTGATCTTTGATCCAGAAGTCGCAATGAAATATTTGAGTATTATGGGGTCGCTTGGAGTCCCTATTAATACTTCAAAATCCGTGTTGGCGCGCAATGCGACAGTAGAATTTGCAAAGGTTGTGACTCACAAAGGAGTGGATGTTTCCGCTCTATCATGAAAACAACTTCTACAAGATGCCAATTCATTAATGGGTAGAGCTAATATTACTCAATTCCTTTTAAAGAAAGGGTTGGGTCTTAATAACTTTAAACATTATCTGACTGGGCTTCTACGGGAAAGCAAATATTCGGTTGGTTCTCTTTCTCCTGGTTTCTTGGCGTTGTTAACCATGCTAACAAATAAGAAAGTTTTTTCTCTTTCTTATCTTATAGGGTTAGTTAACAATCCTAAAATCCCTTTACAGTCTTGGTATGGTACCATTTTATTATCTTTACGAGAGAGTGTTTTATACACAATCTTGCATCGATATTGAGTTAAAGGTGAATCTCAATTCACTTTAAGCTCAAAGATGGAGACTCTACGTCGACGTAAGGAAGCATGATTGATGGTCTTTTTACAAGGACGCATCTTAATGCTTCAGGAAAAGAAAATTCCCTCTACAATCGAAACTGGCGATGACTATTCAGATACGGATTCCCTCTCAGAGAAAACTCTCATCTATCTCTTGCCGATGTTTAAGGAGCTAGCTCCTCAAACTAAGCGAGATTTATTTGATTTTTTCACTATGGGGATGATGTCTGATAGCATATTCGAAAAGTTGAAAACCTTCATGGAATACAATCCACGAAGGGCTAAAACTATCGATGAGCTGCTTGAAGTAATCGAGTTATATGAGGCGGTTGAATCTCATTATACAGTTCATTTAGATGATAAAAAATCTAAAAAAGACCGTAAGTTGAGTTCTGAATCGCCTTTGCGTGTCCTTAAACATATAATGGATCTTTCAAAAAAGTTCCTGACTATGTAAAGGATACGACATCTAACCAGTGATTTAGTTAAGTGGCATAGTTTGTCACATTTGTACTAAAACAAAGGATTGATCAAGTTAAGCTACTATCGTTCAACATCTAGAAGATGCTCTGAATGGCCTTGCGCAGAAACGCGTGTAGAAGGTCCGAGAAATCCCTACCAAAATTGGTGGATAGTAGTGGAAAAGGTGGTTCATGTAAATTAGTAATATGACTAGTTAAACCTTGTACCAACTGATTAAAGTATGTTATCAATCAGCCTCTTGAAAACAGAGAGGACTATATTAGCCCTTGATAAAAGTATTATTGGTCAGTGATGTTAAACTTTTGTTTAACCAATCTCCCTGTGCCTTTAGTCAACAAGAAACGGATATACGGTTTTATATAAAACCAATATTGATTCTGGCCTCAAAAGAAGGTCAGGAATGATTGATTTGACTTTTCTAACACGAGGTCAAGCTCTTTGCTAACCCCAGTTACTAGATACTCTAATAATAGAGGATCCTAAAAGCCAGACTCAAAGGTCTAACGGTTTAGAGATAAACCTACTAATAAGGGTAGAAAAGTAAGCAGAGGAGTCATCCTCATAAGACAACTTACTCTTCAAAGATCCCCCAAAGGAAAGATCATCAATGAGGTTGCAGGAGAACTATTCTAACGGTAGAAGATAACAAACATCTCTTTTATGTAAAAGACGTAAGTTATTACCTATAGGTGAACCCGAAAGGGGATTCTACTAATGAGTATCCACCGAGCCATACTTGCCTTTTCTTGACCCATAAGGACCTGGAAAAAATTATAAGGAATGAACGCCTAATGACGTATGCAAAGACCTTTCTCAATCACGTGCTGGAGAAAGAAGGTTGTATGCGGTACAGCAGGATAGTTCCTAAATGGGAACCAG